TTCTCACCGTCAACAGAGTTGAATCGGAGAACCAACCAAGGGTTAGCCTCAGCTGGTGCTTTACCATCGGTCTTAGGGATCACCTTGTCAAAGGCTTCCTGATGCCACATCCATCGATTATTATCGAGCTTGACGTGAGTATAGATCTCGACGTCATCACCATGAGTCCCGTAGGTTTTACTGGACACAGAGTTGGTTGTGTGTAGATCCTGCAGCTCCTTCGGGAGCAGCTGTTTGTTGATCAATTCTTTGGTGACGATCTCAATTACGTTACCATTGCCATCACGTTCAATGACGTAGCGGTTGAGTGGGTAGTGCTTGATCCCATCCTTACCCATGAACAGCAGTGCGTTGCCACCAACAACCAGGTGTTTGATAGCTTGGTGCACAGCAACACGATCACTAGAGGAAGCAATCGAGTCCATAACCATACGCTCCATCTTGGCAAAGCTCAGGTCTAGTTCAGACCGCATCTCAGCAGGCAGTTCAGTGCCGAGCTTGTCGTCACGAATCTGCAGCTTAAAGAACGAAGTCTGAGGCGGAAGCAAAGCCAGCATCAGTTTAGATGCAAGCGTTACTACAGCTTTAGATCCCACGCTTTGCCAAGGTTGGCGTAGAGTTTTGTGTGTAGGTCGGATCTCATCACGTTGGATAAGATATGGAAGGGTCAGTTCAGAACACTCAACTGCAATGTCTAGGAAGTGTTGCCGGTAGCTACTTAGATGATCGTACCTGCTACGTGCGTTCATTAGCCTAGGTTAGTTGCAGAGTTTTTGTTAATTTTGACAGCCATCTTTTGACTGTAAGACCTCGGAGTAGGCGCAGGAGCAGCTCCGGCTGTACTCTGAGGTTTAGTAGGTTGAGGTGTTGTAGTAGCAGTAACGGCAGTCGTTGCGGCTTTAGGTTGGCTGTAAGCTTTTTCGTACAATACCTTTAGTTCGTCAAGGCGCTTTTCAATTCCTGAAAAACGTTCTTCTCTTTTTTTGGCAGCATCCTCGGCTGCTTGCCGACGACGCATTTCCATCAATGCAGCTCCCATAATTAACCCAAGTTAGTAGAAGTACCTTGCTCCTCTTGGAGCGCAATGCGTAGACGATCCATACCACGGCGACCAGAGCCACGGCTAGGACGCTTTTTCCTACGAATTGTAGTAGGCTGAGCCGACATAGCCTTGGTGTTAGCTGCCATGGTCTGCTCTACAGCAGCTTGACGCAGCGCATTTTGACGTTGCATTTCTGCAATACGTTCTTGATTGCGACGTTCTTCTTCACGAAGTTGTTCTTCGTATCGACGTGCCTCTTCACGAGCACGACGCTCAGCATCCCGGCGAGCTGCTTCCTCTCTCTTCCGGGCTTCGTTTGCGTGATTACCACCACCGCCCATGATTAAATTTCCTCGTTTTGAATACGTGAATTGATCCAGTCCACAACGCTACGCTGACCAGCTTGATACATGATCGAGTTGATCTGTGCATCGGGACCGGGATTGGTCAACGGAAATCTGTCCTCCAGTTCGTTGACCAGAGCATCCACAGTCAAGCCAAGGTTAAGCGTACTGTGGGAGGTTTGTATTTGCATGTTCAAAGAAAGCAGGCATACGAGCTGCACGGGTGGCAGACAGTTCGGGCGCTTTGCCCTCATACATTAGCCGATCGCTAGAATCGAGCCAAAATTTTTTGTCTAAATATTTATCGGATGCACCAACCTTAAGAGGTTGCATCACCCAGTTGATTGTTGCCTTCCTGAGTTTGTCCAAGGAAGGTGAAATTTCCAGACCCAGTTCTTTACAGACGAGCGAGTTTGCAGCGACGTGGATTTGTTCGTCTCGACTAATGTCGGCTGATACCGTACGCATACCTGCGTCACCACAAAAACGAAAGAAGGGTAGAAGAACAAAGAAAATTGAACGCTCGGCAACCATCGCTTTGGTGACCGTGTGATCAGGATGCGCAATCCACGCTTTCTGTAGTGCCAGTGCCTCTTTCTCAGCCTTCTCGTCAACGCCGTAAGCATTGGCGATGTAGCCCAAAGCGACGTCGTGGTTTTCTTCATCTTTGACGTTTGAGAGGAGCAGCCTACGAGCTGCATCTGGAACATTCTTTTCAAGGGCATCTGTAATAAAGTCACCGACTGGAAGTTCCATGTGTCGGAGTGCCAAGGCTCTGTAAATAGTTTCCTCGGCACCCTCTTTGCAGATACCAGCAGTAGTTTGCACTGGTGTCCACTTGCGCTTACGCGCCATCAGTTTATCATAAGGGTTCATTCTTGGCAGTCACAAGTAAAATCTTCATTTAGTAGGTCTGCCAGATACTCATCGACGTCCTCTTGAAGCGCTGCATAAACATCAGACTTATCTTGAGTGTCGCCCATGACTTGCAGACTGTAATAAAGGGAGGTCTGCGGAGATTGCAACCACTCTTCGATAAAGGCTTCGTCGTACGTGACGATATCACTCCAACTGTTGAAGCTATACCCGTGAAGAAGTCCCGTGCGGTCAAGCAACGTCATGATGCCATCAGCAACACGCTTGTAGTTGTCCCAACCAACTTCTGAGGCGATCTCTACGTCGCCATATTCAAATGTTTCAACACCGAAGGTGCCGCTGTCACGGTCTACCGTGCGGCTGATCGGTGGTGCGATCTCTGGTGCGCTAGTGAAGCCATCCAGATCCTTGCTCCTGTAGCTACAGGACGCAGTGGGAGCAATCGCAAATGCACGTACCATGTTATTGGCACGAGCAACTTGGGCAGCACCCTCAACACCGATGGCAAACTGCGAGACCAGCTCATAGGCTGGTGTCCGTACTACCTCACCGTTGTTGTACTGCTCCAAAGCAATACCAAACTGTTCGTAGGTTACTCCGTAGCGCCGTAGAAGGTTAGCAAGTCCGAGTAGTCCCAGCCCAACTTGTCGGTCGGTTTCTGAAGGGAGGTACTCACCGCTTTCTCCAACACCTGTTTTGCCATGGAGGCTACACAGCTCGGACATACCCTCAACAAAAGCTCGCGGGATATCATCGAACTCACAGGCACCGAGAGAGACATGCTGTAGCAAGCACGTTCCTCGTGAGGGCAGGTATACCTCCAAGCAGACATTTCCGCGGATTCGGTTTCCTTCATTGTCATACTTAACTTTGTTTAACCAGATGTCACCAGACTTAATGCCGTGGAGCAGCTGTTCTTTAAATTCACACTCATCCCACCACTCAGGAGTGATGTTGATACAGCGCTTAACCCAAGGCAACTCAGACCTGGGAGTTTGAATGAACTCTAGAGCATCTTTGTGCCGGAGATCGAGGTGGCACACCACAGCTCCGTTCTTGTAGACACCGCCGCGACGCAGGATTTCATTCAGTGTTGAGTAGATTTTTGCAAAGCTGACTGGGCCTGAAGCCACAAGTCCCTTTCCATTTTCTGCACCTCTGGGTCGCAGTTCCGACAGGTGGACCGCGCAACCTGCTCCGTATCGCAGAGCATGCGACACAAAACGCCAACTTGCTTCGATTCCATTTGGTCCCTCCATTGTGTCTTCAACAACGAAGACTGTACAAGATACGGGTAGACGAGAGGTGGGATTATCGAGCCAGGATTGAACACGTCCGGTCCGAGCAATAAGGTTAGACATTAAACTAAATCAGATAGATCAGGTGGTTGATAGTTTGGTCCTTTGAGGACTTTTCCGTCCTCGCGGTAGATCGGTTTGCCGTCGTTACCTAGCTTGGACATGTTGGATGTGTGGACACGCCTGAGCGCTTGCTCGATGTCCCAATCCATGTTCTCTGCGTACTGAGCGCAGACATAAATTAAATCAGCTAATTCTTTTAGGCAATCCGCTCGCTGCTTCGGATGCATGAGTGCCATGTCTCGATCTGCTTCAAGGAACTCTTTAAACTCCTCAACGATCAAAGTCCTCTGGGTTCCACGGCGGTTCAAATCGTTCGGTATATTGTACGCTCGGCGGAATTCGATGGCCTGGTTGCTCAGCAATGACATGTTCTAATTCATTCTCAAGGTAGTGGATTGCTTTTTTTAAATCATCTACCTTACTGTCTTTGTAACCAGCACGGCAGATGTATTTAATTGAATTACCGAGATGATAGTTAAGTCTTTGGTCTCGAATAAAATCCCAGACTTCTATGGATCCTCGGGTGTAGTGGGCGGGTGATCTGTGTTCCAATGTTTTACTAAATTTGAAACGTTGTTACTGAGGCAAAAGTTCTGCCGCTGAAGAGCTAAAAACAAAACAATGATATCATCTTTATTTGCTTCAGGCAGTAGATCTTTCAGGCGTCTTATCTTGAACTCCTGCTCCATTGTTAGATCTAAGATCGGTGGAGGTGGGAGTCCAGGGAATGACCTGATGTTCTTGTGGGTCATAATCTTGGTATGTAAGAATGCGTGCGAGTCTGGCATTAGTCAGGGCTACCTCTTCATCTAGATCTTTGTCAGCAAATGCTTTGACAACAGTATCCCACGTGTAGCCATGCTCTTCAAACAGAGCAACCGCACGTTTGATACCGATACCAGGCACCCCACTGTAACCATCAGTCTGGTCACCAGCAAGTGTTTGGACTAGATGCCATTTCATACCTTCCTCAGGGGTGATCTCAACCACCTCTTCAAGGTTGAATAGTTTGCCTGGGATTTGACGCATGTCTTTGTCAGGCGAAACAATAATGTTACCTGGGTGAGCAGTTGCGTAGATACCCATGGCATCATCCGCTTCAAGCTCAGGAATCCTGATAACTTCGTAAGTCTTTTGTAGTTCAGAAATTACCCGACGATAGCCGCACGGCTTTTTACGATTCCGATGACCCTTGTATTCCGGGTAAATTTTTTTCCTGAAATTTCGAGAGTCGCTAAAAAACAGCACCAGTTCTGGTGTGTCCCACATGAAGTGGTTCTTGATCTTTGTCAACTCTCGCTGCACGTTGGTTATTGCGTCTGAGAACTTGCTGACAACGAGGATAACGTCATCACCAAAGTCAATCTCATCCTCAGCACCAGCGCAGGATTTGTACACAATATAGTCGGCGTCAACTAATAGTTTC